CGCCCACAAATGACTGCAACGGAAGTTATGACTATAACCCAAGAAAGGGGCGTTTTACTTTCTCCTACAATGGGTAGGCAGCAGTCAGAGGCTTTAGGACCACAAATTGCGAGAGAAATTGACATACTGGATAATTTTGGTGTGTTGCCACCGCCGCCTCAAGAGTTAATAGATGCTGAATATGAGATTGAATATGATTCCCCTATGTCTAGGGCGCAAAAAGCTGAATTTGCTATCGGCGTTCAAAGAACCTATGAATTTGCAACGCAAGTTGCGGGGATTGACCCAACTATATTTGACAATCTTGATCATAGAGAAAACCTTAGGATTATTGCTGAATCTAATGGTATGCCACAAAGAGGCTTTATTGGTGATGATGCGGTTAAAAAGAAGGAGGCAAAACGCGAGCAAGAGGCAATGGCAAATGCGGCGTTATCATCTGCACCTGAGTTGGCTGGTGCTATTAAAGATATTTCTCAGGCTCAAAAATTACAATCATCAGTCGGTTAACTTTTTAAGTTGACTTTATTTTTCTTTACAAATAATGTTAACCTATGGAAATTAGCAGAAAAAAATCAGCTTTAGTTAAAGCTTATAAAAATTTATTTTTAAATGAGGAGGGTAATTTAACGTCTGATGCTGAAATTGTATTTGAGGATTGGATAAATTTTGCCCGTGTAAAAAAAGGGTTGTTTGACAGAAGTCTTTTTAATAACGCGGTTGAGGTTGAGGCTGGGTTAATAAGGGAAGGTAGAAGGGAGTTTTTTAACAGGATTTGGACTTATTTAGAAATGGATTTTCAGGAAGTTTATAAGAAGAGAAATAAACTGAAAGAGCTTGCTGAAAAAGACAGGGAGGATGCTTATGAATAAGAAATTTTTGAAAAAGCTTGCGCGAATTATTGAGTTTTGCTTTGATTTGGTTGCTTTGATCTGTGCTGCTCTGATGATTTTGGGTGGGTTTCTTTTTTTACATGAAGCTCGTGATACAGAGTTAGCTTTACTTTCTATGATATTTGGTTTTTTAATTTTGTTATTTCAGCATTTGAATAATAAAGTTAATGTGAAAGAAAGGGTTATTGTTATTGATAAAGCTTTTTATAATAAAATTTACAATGAATTAAAAAAAGAAGTGGAGGACGAAAATGTTTAGAAAAAAATTTTTTGCAGAAGACGCTATTGAAAATAAGTTTAAGCTTTTTATGAGTGAAGAAGGTGGTGAAGGTGAAGGTGGCTCCGGCGGTGGAAGTGAAGGTTCTGGCGAAGGTGAAGGTGGCTCCGGCGGTGGAAGTGAAGGTTCTGGCGAAGGTGCAACAAAAAATTGGTATGAAGGTGCCGACCCTGAGCTTGTAGGGCATATACAAAACAAGGGTTGGGATGACCCGATTAAAGCTGCGAAAGCCCACAGGGAGTTAGAGAAGGCTTTTGGTAAAGGTAAAATTGCCTTACCAGAAGATGATGCTTCCGATGAAGAAATGAATAAATTTTATTCTAAGTTAGGCAGGCCGGAATCTGCTGATAAATATGAATTAAAAAAAGCTGATGGGGTTGAGGTTAATGCTGATTTTGAATCTCAATTTAAAAACTGGGCTTTTGATGCAGGCTTAAACTTAAAACAAACTCAAAAACTTTTTGATAAAGCTTTAGAGTTTAGTCAGTCTGCGGTAGCAAGCCAAGGCTCTGACATGGAACAACTTTCCTTGGATGGTAAAAAGGTGCTTGAAACTGACTGGGGGGCTGAGTTTAACAATAAAATTGAGGCAGCAAAACGTGCCTTGAAAAATTATGGTGTGAAAAATATCACTACTGATGATTTTATGGTTAACCCTGAATTATTAAAAATTATTTCCGATGCGGGGCAAAAATATATGGAAGATAACTTGCATAACGGGGATGGTAATAACATCGGTGGAATGACTGCTGAGCAGGCTCGCGCTAGAAAAGATGAGTTACTTTCTGATGAAAAATACAAAACAAGTTATTTGGGTGGTGATAAGAAAAAGGTAGCTGAGATTAATAAATTAGATTTTATTGCGGCTGGTGGTAAATAGTTAATGGTGTTGACATTATGAATAAAGTTGAAGTAAGATTAAAAATATTGGATATTCTGTCCGGTCAAATGCACAAAGGGCCATCGGAAACCTTGGCTTTTGCAGAGAAGTTGGAAGAATATGTTTATAAAGATGCCTCGGATAAGCAGGATGCCCCGAGTGACGCAGGGAAAGACCAGGGAGTGATTACCCAAAGTAATAAGAAGGTCCCTAAAAAGAAAACTTAGAGGTCCCATTTGGATAAGCCTCGCATTTAAGTTTTGATAATAGGATAAGCCATCGAAAGATTGTTTATTTATTATTAATTAAAAATGTGAGGTTAAAATGCCTAATATTGAACAGCATTATATAGATTCATTTAATACGAATCTTGAGTTGTTAGTACAACAAAGAGGTACTAAGCTTAGAAAAAGTGTTGACGAATCAACCCAAGAAGGCGAGGGCGCAAGAGTTCTTGATCAGTTTGGTGAAAGTACAACTACTAAAAATCGTTCATCTAACTCAGATACTATTTATTCTGATACTCCTAGAGACGCTAGATGGGTTTATCCGGTTACTTATGATTGGAATGAGCTTGTTGATAAAATCGACAAAGTTAAAACTGCGGTTAAAGATCCTACAAGTAAGCTAATGATGGCTGGTGCTGCGGCGCTAGGTCGTAATATTGATGATGAAATATCAGCGGCTTATTTTGGCGATGCAAAAACTGGCGTTAGAGGTGGTACTACGACTTCTTTCCCTGCGGGGCAGCAAGTTGGTGTAACTGTTGGTGCCGGCGCGGCAACCGGTTTGAACTTTGAAAAAATCTTAGCTGGTCTTGAGATCCTTAGGGGTAATGAGCTGGATATGGATTTTGAAGAGCTATATATGCCTATTAGTGCTAAGCAGCTTCGTAATCTTGAAAATGAAATTAAGGTTACTAGCCGTGAGTATAACGCTATGTATGACACTACTACCGGTAAGCTTAAAATGATTATGGGTATTAACTTGATTCATAGTGAAAGGTTGCCTACGGATTCTAATAGCTACAGAAGAGTTCCTTTGTACGCTAAAAGCGGTATGCACCTTGGTGTATGGTCTGATATTTCAGGTAAAATAACTCCTGAGGTTCCGACTAAAAACTATGCTACTCAAGTTCATGGCGATTGTATGATCGGCGCAACTAGATCTGAGGAAGAAAAGGTTGTTGAGATCAAATGCTCTGAAGCATAATATTATTAATTTTTAGGTTAGGGGTAATTTTGCCCCTAATCATTTAACTTATGGAGATAAAAAATGGCTGCTGAAGAAGTTAAATCAACCAAGGTACAGGCCCTTGAAGCAAAGCCTGCACAACCACCTGAGTTTGATCTTGGGTATGGAGCGCCTATCAGAATTTTTACTGATGAATATGAAGTTGCAACTACTACTTCATCTACGAATTCTGAATATCAGTTTATTGAACTGCCTTCTCATGCCGCTTTAATAAGTGGTAATTTGAGGGGTGATGGTACTGTTGATCAACCTGATCTTGATGTTGGGTTGGTTCATATTGCTGATGATGGCACTGTAACTGAATATGATGCTGTATTGGCGGAGGCTCTTGATGTTGATGATACCGGAGATCATTTCTTTTATGGTAATATTTTTGGTATGGCTGGTGACAATGACGGCGATCTAAAAAGATTGTGGGAGCTTGCTGGTCTTTCATCTGATCCTGGTGGTAAGTTCCGTTTCTTTGCTAAAACTGATGCTGCTAACGTTGCCCTAGGTACTGTTGAAGCTATAGTTTACGCTATAACTGATTAAGTTTGTTACGAAGGGGAGGTTATTCCTTCCCTTCTTTTTTAATTTTAGGAGATAAAAAATGGCTACAGTTAAGTATGGTATTAGTAGAGGAGAAGCTTATTTTGATGTAACTCAAGCGGCTGGTTCTGCGGTTACTGATGAAGCGGAGCTTACAGTTGAAGATTCTCTAACGAAAGAAGAAATTGTTTTGCTTATTAGAAAGCTTGAAGAGTGGATTACTAGGGAAGATTCAAATTAATAATTATTTATGGCATCTAAAACTTCCATAGCTAATAGAGCGCTTATTAAGCTTGGTTCTACTTTGTTAACAAATGTAGATACTGATAATAATGCCAAAGCTAGGAATATTAGGGCTATATATGAAGATGTAAGAAATGAAGAAATATCTAAGCATTTTTGGAAGTTTGCAAAAGATAGATCTTCTCTAGCTGCTGATCCCACTGCCCCTTCTTTTGGTTGGACTGTAAAATATCAACTGCCATCTGATTGGTTGCGAAATTATCGCATTAGAGATGGGGGTGATCCAAACACCGAGGTTGACGAATATGATGTTGAGGGCAGCTATATTCTTTGTGATATAGGAAGTATAATTTACTTAGAGTATATTAAGATTGTGGAAGATGTTAATAGATTCCACCCTTTGTTTAGAGAGGCTTTGGCCTGTAAGATTGCTTTAGAGTTGTGTGAAGATATAACTCAATCAAATTCCAAAAAAGATCGTATTAAAAAAGATTATAATGACGCAATTGCGGAAGCTAAAAGGATTG